TCCAACTATAAAAGAATCTATGTTACTTTTTAAAAAAGCTAAATATTATATTAACTTATTTGATAATATACCAAACGATTTATGGAGTTATATATTATCTAATATAACAAATTTTAATACATATAAAATGTATCTAAATGAACCTCTTATATATCCTCAATTTCAAGCACCTGTAACAAAATTTGGACTATTTTTATATAATACTTCTTATGAATATATGTTATTCAAATTTAAACGATTATTATATAACAATGTATTTAATTTAAAAAATTATACTAAAGATTATATATATAATTATATAGAAAAATCTAAAATTAATCTGAAAGCAGTTATAAACTTTATCTATACTTGTGAAAAAAATAAATCTCATCAAAAAATAGATATTATAATATGTGACTTATTTCATAATATAAATTGTTCATTAAATCATGTAAAATGTGATAGTTTTAAAAATGCTTGTCTATTAGGTCATCATTATTGTATAAAAGAATATATAAATCATGGTTATATTTTTTCCAACAAAGAAGTAAATGCTGCTTTATTATCAAATAATATTGAAAATTTAAATTATTTATACCAATTAGGTATTAAATATTCAAAACTTTCTTTATCATTGGCTTGTAATTTTGAACTTTTACATACAATTTATTATTTATGTAATTATAGTGATCCAATTTATATTGACTTATATTTTAATCATATCTTTTATTTTTGGTATCAACGTAATGCAAATATTAATTCTTATTTAAAAAGTTTAGAATTTATTATTAAAAAATTTCCTCATTTAACTTCTAAACTATATTTTTTCTTTATAAGTGATACATTTAAAGAATATTTTATCGATAAAATTAGTTATCCTAATTTATATTCTATTAAGGTATTTTATATTACAAATTATCATAATAAAATCAATAAAATTGAAAATCATTTATATAATTTATTTACAGTTCCTAACTATTACAAACTTTTTTAATACTGAAAAGTATTAAAAATATATTCAAAACTTAAAATGTATTAGTTTTTTATTTTGTATTCAGTTTTTAGTTTAATTAAAGTAAAAATAATAAAAATGAGGTTTTAGCGACTCAGTCGCGAGCGAAGCTCAAAGAACCTATGTTCCTTTAAGAGCCGCAACTTAAACATCCTTCTTCACCTACACATACAAATTTCTTTTTTTGTACTTGATTAGAATTAGTTGATGTAGAAGGAATAGATGAAGATAAACCATTTACCGATTTCAATGTATCATTTGATACTGTAAATTTAACTGCAGATCTTGCAGGTTTAGAATGTATATAGTAACTTCCTGTTTTTAAACCTTTCTTCCATCCATAAAAATGCATACTTGTAAGTTTAGCATGTGTTGCATAATCTATGTATATATTTAATGACTGGGATTGATCAATGAATGGTGCTCTATCTGCTGCATAATCAATAGCTATTTTTTGTGATAATTCCCAAACTGTTTTATATTTATTACGAATATGTTGAGGAATTTGATTAAGATGTTGAATACTTCCATCTGCTGCTAAAATTTGATCTACTAATTGTGGCGTCCATAAACCTAATTTATTAAGATCAGAATAAAGATGTTTATTTACGATTGTAAAATCTCCAGCCAGTGTACTTCTTGAAAAAATATTTGTTGTAAACATTTCAAATGATTCATTATTATTAAGTATTTGCGCAGTTGAAGCTGTTGGCATTGGTGCAATAAGTAAACTATTTCTTAATCCATATTGTTTAATAGATTGAATTAATTCCTCCCAGTTTAATTGAATTTCACTATCTGGTTGTGATGTAAGTGGTAATGTGTTCCACATATGATATTGAAGTATACCTTGTGATGATGGGGATCCTTCAAATCTTGAATATGGTCCATCTTTTTTAGATAATTCACAACTACGTTTAAGAGCATGATAATAAATTACTTCTGATATTAATCTATTTATTTGTTTACTTCCTTCATCTCCCCAACAATAATCTAACATAGCAAAAGTATCAGCTAAACCTTGTATACCAATACCTATTGGACGATATGCTAAATTATTACTTTTTGCTTCTTCTAAAGGATAATAATTTTTATCTATTACTTTATTTAAATTTTCTGTTATAATTTCAACTACTTCTCCTAATTTTACAAAATCAAACTTACGGGAATGTATATCTACAAATCCTGGTAAACTGATACTTGATAAATTACAATTATGTGTAACAAGACCATTTGCTATAAAATTATGACTATCTGCTAATGATAAGTCATAAACGTTTTCTGTACCAATAAATTCTATTGATGAAATAATGGCCCAATCTCTTGATTTTTTAAGAGGTATTTTAGATGATTTATCTTTCATTTCTTCTATAGATTTTTCTAATTTTATTTGTTTTTCAGGACATAAACTAAAACCTATTTTCTCATTAAATAAACAAAAATTTTTATAACCATTTATATTTAAATTTCCTTGACTTTTTCCTTCTCTATTTGTTATATTATTTGTCCAACTTATTCTTCCATGTATACCAAAAATTTTTAAAATATTATATAAATCTTTTAATAATTCATAAGAAGCAGAACTATACATTATTACTGGTGGTTTATTAGTCATTTTAGCAACACATCCATCTGCACTAAATAAACCAGATAAATAACTTGCAATGTTTTGTGAATTTTCATTAAATATTTTTTCAGGTAAAAACTTTTTTATACCTTTTCCGTGCGAAAAACCAAATTTGTTACATAAATAATTAATTGTATTTACTTTTGATGTTGCCCAATTATATACACCATTTCTATCTTTATAAATTTTAATATCTTTCTCATGTCCATATTTTTTGACTTCAGTATTAATATGAATATTATTTAAAAAATTGCAAACTGTATTTTTTGCATATTCTTCTGTAGGACCAAAACATACACCAAATGTACCCATATCACATTTTCTTTTATTTGTAACAAACCAACCATCTCCTAAACACCAACCTGCACATGCATAATCTAAATCATGATATTCTTTTTTAACAGTAATACAATTATCACATTCTTCATTTGTTGAAATTACAATTTTATCTTCTAATGGTTTAAGTTCTTTTACAGTTTTCCAAATATAATCTGTTGGTTTTGGATTTAAAGTTTTTGTGACTGTTAGAAATTTATGATTTTCAGTAGCTTTTATTGGTGAAACTCCTTTTAAATTTATTTGATAAACATCTCTTTTACCATTATCAATTAATAATGCTTTTTTATAAACATTTTTTTGTTGGATTAATTCTTTATCTGATTTGAATGGAACTAAAATTTCTTCATTGTTACAATCTATAATTTTTTTTAATCCATTTTTAGTCAATATTCTTGTATCTTCTGTTAAGCATACTGAAATACTATCATTCTCAGTCACTTCCATAATTTCTGTACAATTTCCAGTAAGAATACCATTAAATAAACCCATATGACGAATAGGTTCATTAAAACAATATGTTGGTTCAAATTCTTCCAATGTTTCAATTTTAGAAATAAATACATCTTTAAGTTCAAAATAATAAGAATCTTCTAAATAAGATGGAATATTTGTATTTACAAAAATATTTTCATTATACGAAAAACCTGGTAAATGACAGTCTACTATTTTATATCCTACTTTTAAATTTTGTGCTTCTATAAAAACATATTCTGTTTTATTCAAAGTTGAATCTAATTGAACCGGAAATTTATGATATTCAGTACATTTTAATTCTCGGTTATTTGAAGTTGTAATTTTTAATAATTTAGAAGAAGTAGATGTTTGTTTTACTTCAGTTGCTGACCATTCTTTACCATTCCATACTTCTATTTTTTTATTTACCAAATCTTTAATAACCAAATTTCCTCTAGAAGTTAATATTTTGGTATCACCCGATACGCATAAATTTGAGCTACGAACAATTCCAATATTTTTTTGATTACTTTTTTTATTTACAGAATCTTTATAACATATATAAGGTAAACCTGTTTCCATTTGACTATTTAATATAGCTTTCCATACTTCTTGTGCTTTAATTTGTTTTACATATTTACCTTCTGCTTCAGCTTGAAGATAAATAGATTCAAATTCATCACCATATGTATTAGCAAGAAGAGGAACTGTATTTGGACAAAATAAACTCCACATTTCATCTTTTTCAACACGTTTCATAAATAAATCATTTATCCACATTGCTATAAATATATCTCTCGCTCTTATATCCTCAGGTGGCAAGTTAAAACGAAGTTGTAAAAAGTCTAACACATCTGCATGCCATGGTTCTAAATACATTGCAATCGATCCTTTTCTTTTACCTGCTTGATCACAGTATAGTGCTGTGGAATTAAATACTTTTATCATAGGTACAATACCATTACTTTTTCCATTAGTGGAATGAATAGTAGAACCTTTTGCTCTAACACGTGTTATATCTATACCAATTCCACCAGCATGTTTACTTATAATTGCACTTCTAAAATTAGTTGTATAGATATGTCTCAAATCATCATCCATAGTTAATAAAAAACAAGATGACATTTGTGGATGATTTGATCCTGCATTAAACAAAGTTGGTGTTGCATGAGTAAAGTAAAACTGTGACATCAAATCATAAGTTTGCAATGTTTTTTTTACTGCTTCTTCATTTTCATCTTCTGAAAAATCAGATGATAATGGCATATGAATAGAAGCAGCCACTCTCATCCACATATATTGTGGACGTTCTACAATTTTATTATCACATTTTAAAAGATAACTACGACAAAGTGTTTTAAAACCAAAATAGGAAAATTTAAAATCTCTTGTTCCTACTATACTTGAATCTAAAATATCTTTATTTTTTTGAACAAAATTATAAAAAGGTTCAGATATAATATTCAATGTTTGACCTGTCTTTGGATTTATAAATTCTTTTAAAAGTTTAACTGTTTCTGAAAATGACGCATTAGTCGACTTGTGTAAATTACTTACTGCTATTCTAACTGCTAATTTATCAAATTCTGGCTCATATGTACTCATATAAAATGCAGTTTCAGCAGAAAGCTTATCTATTTCAGATGTATGCATACCATCTTTTAATCCAGCAATAACAGCTTTACTAAGCTTAGCCACATCCACATTTAAATCAGAAGCAAATTCAACATTACGATCTGTAATTTTATCATAACGAATAGGAGTTTTTGTTCCATCACGAGTAATTACATACATATTTCCTTTTATTATTTACTTAACTAAATTAATGATTTTTTAAAATTAATATAAATTGATTTTAAAATAATATTCTTATTTTAATATTATATTATTCTTTAAGTAAATAATATTAAACTACTATTATTTTAATTTAGAAATGTCCACTTCAAATAAAAATTTTCTACCTATACCCATTCAACACACAGATGATAAAAAAAGAAAAATTAGAATCAAAAAAAATGTATTAGACTGGAATGCAAAACTTCACGACCATAATCCAAACGATTATTACAAATTTATTTATACGTTATTATCTAACTATGGCCTTCTTTCCGATGATGAAATAAATAAAATTCTTGATTCAGAAGGTATGAAAATGATGACTAGTGCTGTAACTCACTGGTCTGTAGCTGAAGAAGTTGATGATTATGAAGTCTGGGAAACATTAGGTGATTCCACTTTAAATAAAATTATGGTTTGGTATATGTTTAGAAGATTTCCTGAAGCTACTTCAGAAGAACTTACTGAAGCTAAAAAAATTAATGTCAGTAAAGGTCAATTTCCTGTTTATGCACATACTTTAAATTTACCTCAATTTGTTAGATATCGTAGTGTTAATTATCAAAGTGGTAAAAATATTTTAACTATCAGTTTAGACAAAAGTATGAAAGAAGATACTTTTGAAGCTTTCTTTGGTGCTCTTGAATACTTAATAGATTCAAGAATTATTCTTGGCGCTGGATATATTGTATGTTACAATATTGTAAGTCATATACTTGATCAACAACAAATGACCGTAGAATTAAGTAAAATTAAAGACAGTATTACTCAATTAAAAGAAATTTTTGACTCTCGTAAAAAATTTGGAGACTCTTTTGAATATAATTTTGACTATCAAAATAAAAAACAATATGTCACTCTTAAATTTAATAAAGATAATCCTTCTCCAATTGTAAACTGGGATTTATTTATTAAAGATATTCCTGCATATGCTGGTCGTGATAAAAAACCTTATATATTTAAAATTGATGTAAAAGATGTTTATAATGAAAAAGATGGACAACGTAAAGGTAGTGAAAAAGCTCTTATATTTTTAAAAAAATACTTTAATATTGATTGGCAATCTTCTACTCATAAATAAAAAACTCTATTATTTTTTCTATCCATATTTATAAAAACAATTATTTATAAATGAAACATTCAAAAAGAATATATACTATTTATATTTCTGCATTAGTCATACTTATTATATTATTTGTATGCTGGTATTTTGGAATATTCCCTTTTAATGAAGAACAATTTAAATTAGATAATGAAACATGTTTTAAAACTTGTATTAATATAACTGAACAACCTTATGTTAGAACTTCCATGTTAGAACATTCATATCCTGTTATTAATCAAACTCCAACTGTTATTGCTTCTACTGTAGAATTACCTTTAGCTCCTACTAAAACTATGAATGGCACCATTCTAACTCCTCCTATTTTAAATACTCCTGCTACTAATTTAAATGTAAAATCTCCTGTTTCTGAAACAAATATTAGTTCATTATTATCTGATATTCGTAGAGGAATACAATTAAATCCTACTAAATCTACTTTTGTTAAACCAATTGATAATTCTATTATTCCACAAGCTCCTACTAAAACTATGACTGGCGCTATACCAACTTCTCCTACTTTAAATACTCCTTCTACTAATATAAACGTAAAATCACCTATTTCGGAAAGTTCTTCTTTATTAGAACAAATACGTAAAGGATTCCAATTAAAACCAACTTCTTCTATTAAAAAAGAAGAAACACCTTCTAATTCTTTGGTTTCAACTTCTTTACAAGATGAAATTTCTAAACGTCTTGCATCCAGAAGACAATACATTGAAGATGATTCTGATTCATTTGACGAATTATTCAGATATCGTAATTATAACTATTAATGAATTAATTAGTATTTTATTTTTTACTTACTATTAAAGTAAGTAAAAATTATGAGTCAATTATTTTAATTTTATTAATTTACAATTTACTTTTAATGGTGT